GTAAAAGTTTAATATCCATTCTGACATCTTCCACTCAATATACTCCACAAAGTCAGCGTACATATTGAGTTTATTCTCCATTGGTTGCTTATCAAACATCACTTCAGTAGCTGTTTTGATACTACCTGTGTTTTTACTAACTCCGTAGAACGTACCCCAGTGTGTTTTATAGATACTCTCCTCTAACTTCGCCAACTCTTCGTTGTACTGCTGCCATACATTCAAATCAGGAGATATAAACCCCGCAATGTTAGGAGCAATAACTGGAGTGTCATTACTATCAGGAATTGGTAATTCAACTACATCTGTAACATCATTCTTTGACACCATCTTACCGTGTCCGTTACAAGTACCGCAAACATCATCTCCATTACTACCCGAACCTGAACAATCTCCACAGTACTGGATATACTTCCAAAAGATTGGATTCCCTTTATAAATTTTATATAGCGTCAAGAATGACTGGTCTCTAGCATACTCTCTAGCTGCATCGATAACATTATCAATCGCTGATAATTTCTCCTCTTCGCCTGGCTCTTGAATGTTGGAACAAATAAGTGCAGGTGCTTGACCAAATGGATGCTGAAATGACAATTCTTCAATAAGCATAAAGTCCATTCCAATCTGCTCGAACACTCTGTCGTTTAAATCATCGACAATTCTCCAAAAAGTTCTTTGGTTCATTACCTTTGGTTCAAATATCACAAACTCTACTAATTGACCATTCGCTTCGTAGTATCTAATCTTCTCGATAGACTTATAGGTTGGATAAATGTCAATAGCAGGGTCTGTGGTATATTCTAAAAATATCAAACCATTTGGGTCTGTATTCATTAACTTTATCGCATTCTTTTGAACCCACTCCGATAACGGCTTATTATCTCTAATACTGGCTATCTTTTTTATAAACTCTTTCTTTATTGTTTCGTTTATAATATCATATTCTTTAACTCCGCCAGTAGCGTAGTAAATATTATCAATAGGTTGAAATAATCTTTCAAATAAGTCTTTAATGCTTCTGCTGTACTTCTGTCTAGCCAACGCTTTCTTTTCGCTCTCAATCCCATCAATCCTATCAATCAACTCATCAATGAACCCATCGCCATTAACTAAAGCCTTCAGCTCGTTAGAACTGTCACGCATTTCTGTGAACTCGTGACTTATTTTTAGATTGGCTTTGATAGCAGCAATCGCTTCTTGTTCGTCTTTGAAAATCATTTCTATATATTTAAAGCTACAAATTTACTAATTTTTTTTAACATATCTGTATTTATTAAATACAGAGGTGTTTAGTCAATATAGCGTAGAACTTCTACGCTGTTACCACCTAATCATAACCTTAGGCTTACCCTTCAGCTCAAAGTAGAATCGCATCGCCAAAGCATCAGCAAAATCGGGAGAACGTCCCAATCTCTCTCTTACTTTACTCTTCGCTTCCAACGCATATTTACCATCATCCAATATTGGATTTTTATTTATCTGCTCCAACTCTTCAATCACTTGTTTTCTAAAGGCATTGTCTTGAATGAACACCTTTGAATCTTTAACCTGTTGCGCGAAGAACTCATAAACCTGAGCTTTTAAATTCTTGAAGTTCTCTTTCTTACCTTGAACTACAACAGGCTTTGCGTTATTATGAAACCCAATAGCTCCAACTAAGTTCCCACTCTGTGATGAGTTCCTAGTAAACGTCTGCAATCCATCAGCATCATATATCACATTCTTCAGTGGCACTCGGTAGTGAATCCTTAATTCATTTATCTTCTTACTAACCATCGTATCGTCAATCTTATCAATTGCGATAATCTTAACCACCACAAATCCTGCCCATACCATAATCACAAACTTATCCGCACCAGTGTATGCAATATCCGCAGTGATGTACCTATCCTCAGTAGGCTTGATAAACTCATTGGTATATAATCCAAGTATATCCTGATAATCAAACAACGCATAAGGGTTGTCATCAAACTCCCAGTTCCCATACACTAACCTCTGTATCTCATTTGGAGATAAGATGTTAATCAAATTGGGTATATACTCCTTCGGCAGTGTCTTGTTATCAGATGGTAATGCTTGAATAAACTTTCTATAAAACGGCAATGTATTCTCCAAGTCCAACTTGTAGTAATCCTTGTACAAATAGTTCTTAGAAGGGTTACACGTCTGTAGCAGTTTTGGAGATAAGTTATATTCTTTATTCTTCCAACGACCAATAGAAGCCTGTAAGTTATTCTTACACTCTAACTCAAACTCTCCCGCTTCTTCAATCCATCCTCTTGTCATCTGCATCGAACCAAACCTCATATAATTAGGGTCTGAAGGCTGGTACTTAGCATCCAATAAAAATATCTTTGAACCGTTGTGAAAGTGGAAGTAGTTATCCTGACCATTGTACTTGTAATACTCCTTACCTATTCCCCAAATATCTAATATCTCGTGAACCGATGGTATAGTAAACTTTCTTAAATCAGTCAGTGTCTTTCTAGCAATAAAATAATGAGTCCCTGGGTACATAAGCGCATCAGCGCAAATTAATGAACATCCCAAGAAACTCTTGCCTGAGTTGTGAACTATAATGTTATTACTTGTCAGGCAATAGTTATTATTACTATCTACACATAAGTCATAAACGTAGTCATCTAAAACTTCGTATCTAATACTTTCTATAAAACGTGCG